TCGTCGATCTCGTCGGCCTCGGCCTTGTAGCCGCTGACCTGCCAGAGGTGCTTGAGCGCGGCGTCCTTGGCCTTCGCGCCCTTGGCCAGCTCGGCGAACTTGTCGAAGTGGTTGCGGTCGCGGATCGACGTCTCCAGCTCGCTGATCCGGGCGGCCTGGGCGTCGGGGCTGGAGATCTGGGACTTGAGCGAGTCGCGCTCGGCGGCCAGGTCGTTGACCGCGTCGCGATATTCGTCACGCTCGCTCGTCAGGGTCTGAAGTTGCGCGGTCAGGGCCTCGACCTGGCGTTCAAGCACGGTCAGGGCGGTGGTTTCACTGGACATGGGGGTTTCCGGGGTTGGGGTGTCGTCGGACATTTAGCGTGAACCTCGAACAGAGCGCATGATTTCGTTGCGAACACGTCGTGTATATTCTTCTTTCGTTTTACCGGTCTTGGTCGCCTTGATCGCCTTGGTCTTTTGGGCTCCCGCATCGCGGTTCTGGAGTGCGACCTCCGCCTTAACCTCTTCCTTCGAGGGCAAGAGCTTGTGACCCTGAAATGGGGTCTTGAAAAAGACGTCCTTGGACTGCCCGTATTCCCGTGCCTTCGATCGTTCGACGATCTTCGCCAGCCGCTCCTCCTTCGTGGCCTGTTCGCTCTTGGGAACGAGGCCGGATTCGCGGGTGGTCTTCACAGGCCCCGCCGCCTTGGCGTGCTCGATGGCGCGGGCGGTGCGAGCCGCGACACGCCCCTTGACGCGGTCTTCAACGCTCCCAGCGACTTCATGAGCGACCATGGCGGTGGGATTGGTTTGTGAGACGTGTCCACGATAGCCGGACTGGTATTGCTTGGTTTGCTCCTCCAGCTCGTTCCAGCGACCGCGAAGCTTCATGAACTGTTCGTCATTGCCGGTCTTCAAAGCATGCTGCTGACGTAGAACCGAGGCCGTCATTTCAACGTGAGTCTTCGTCAAACCACCCCGTTGCTTGTCCCGATGCGTCGCCGCCTGCTCCCGCAGCGATGGCCCCGCCGCCTTGGCGTGCTCGATGGCGCGAGCGGTCGCGGGGGATTGCTTCTCTAGCTCGGTGAGTTGCTTGGATTTGACCGCTGCCTCATGATGTTCGCGCTTGGCTAAGTGCTGCGAAATTTCTGACTTGAGACGCGCTTTCTCCTCGCCTGATTTAAAGAATGAGCGAGCCCGAACAGCGCTAAACGCATTTCGTGTAATCGTCGCCTTCGACCGCGCAGCCAGCGCCTTGCCGCGCTCCTTGCCTCCGCCAGCCGAGCTGATCTTGCTGCGCGAAGCGAGGACCTTGCCGCCGTCGCTTATGTATACATGTTGATCGTCATCCAAGGTTACCCAGTGGCCCATGTCAGTCACTCACTTTCGTCGGATCCGGCTCTTCGCCAGCCTGTTCGGCGCCGCGGGTCGCGTCCGCGTCCGCCTGCTCTTCCTGCCGCGCGTCCTGCTGCTCGCTGGGCATTGTCTCGCTGGCCGGCGGGGTCAGTTCCTGCGGGAGCACGCTCTTGGCGATCTCCTCATCCTCGGCGACCTGCTTCATGTGCTCCACGGCTTGATCGTGATTGAGCCCGTAGCGCTCCATGCATACCCCTAGCCTTGACTTGATCCCAACCTGCATTTCCCACTCGTCGGACTGGTCGCGGTCGGGCCCGGGGATCGGAATCCGCGGCTCTGCCCAGGCAAGCAGCAGTTCGAGGGTCTTCGCCTGCTCCAGCAAGTCGGCGTGGCCGTAGTGGGTGCCGCACGCGGTCAGGATCGTGCGAGCCAGGGCAAGCTCGGCGAGCTGATAGATCGGCCGCCGCTGGCGAGCCCGGGTGAGCAGGGGCGCGGACTTGATCACCAAAGCAATCCCGCTCGCGGCGTCGTCGTACTGGAGTTCCAGTGCGGTGAAGGGGAGATTGACGGCCGTCGCGACTTGCTTGATGTACTTCTCGAGATCGAGCCAGATAGACTCGATGGCTAGCTGGGCTTGCAGATATTCTGCGCTGGGCTCACCGCCGTCGGCATAGCCTTCTCCGGTGTAGCCGGTACCACCTCGGCAGAGTCGCAAGAACCGTCCGGGTCCAATCTCGGGTGTGTAGGTCGGACTAACGTTGCGAAAGACTCCAATAGGTCGACCATACTTGCTGATAAGCTCGTCAAGCTCGCTAAGCCGATCGTTAATCCTGAGTTCCGCCTTACGCAGGAACGTTCCAGGTCCAGGTGTCCAGAACTGTCGAACCGGAGCTCGATAGTGAAGGAACGCAAACGGGATGCAGCCATAGGTGTTCCGCTCCTTGTCCCGCGTCTGCATCGCGACCCGGGCGCCGGCGGTCCGGTCGGCCGAGTACTGATCGGTGAGGAAGGTGCGGACCTCATCCTCGAACCAGAGCTTATAGCGCGTCCGCTGGTTGTACCGGTCGATGGTGACGACCGCGAACGCCTGCCTGGGATCCTCGGGGTCGGTGAAGACCGTGAACTCGTCGCCGCCCCAGAGCTGGAGGTCGACTGGCTTATCTTTGTCGTTCGTGGCCTTGATCTGGACGGCGCAGACGTCGTTGAGCGTCGCCTGCGTCTCGGCGTGCTGCATCACACAGTCGATGTGGTTCGTTTCGTAGACCTGCGCAAGAAGGGAATCAGCAAGGCCATCGCCAACGACAGTCCTCTGAGGGCCTGGATTGTACGTGTGTTCGCAGAGTCGGTCCACGGCCTGCTGAACAAATCCAGACTGACGACGAGGACGGCCGGCGAAATCAAACTCAGTCTCAGCTTCGCGGCGGGGCTGATAGCGGTCAGACTCCAGGTCGTAGAAAGCTTGGTTCTCGATGGCGGCCGCGAGCCGCGGCCGGTGGTTGCGCAGGCCGGCCTCAACCTCCTTGATTATCCACGCTCGATCGTCGGAACTGAAAGAGCCGCCGACGTTGGGGAGGGCGGGGAACAATCTAGGATCAGTATCAGCCAAAGATGACCACCTTTGCTCGCTTTGCAATCTCGGTCAGGATCTCGGCCTTGCACTCGGCCCAGGGTCTGTGGACCACGACGTTGCCCATGACCACGGGCTTGCACCAGCAAGCATTGCCGTCGGTGACGTGCGCATACACGCCCGGGGGCTCGTCCGGAAACACGTCATGCCAGCCGTTGCGGATGATCGTCATATCGCTTGCTTGGCCTTGGTCATGTTGTTCGATCCCACGAAAAACTCTGAATCAGGGCATCGCCCCGATCCGGCGAACGACCTAGCACTCCCATCAGGTCCTCTTTCTTGATCAGCTTCACTTGCCGCTCACCAACCAGCTCATAGGTCAGCGCGGCGAGGTCTTGTCTCAGGAGCGACCACCATGCGCGGAGCGGGATAGCGAACGGTGATTGTCGGCTCGTGAGGGGGTAACGATCGTCGGTGTGTCGATCGGGGTTGAGCCGGTCGTGGAGGTGCCAGGCAGACTCGGTTCGGAGGTTGAAGAACCTGCGGGGCTCGGCGGGTTCTCCGCCTCCGACGTAGCGGATGCAGCCGATGAGTCCGCACTTGGCGAGGTGACGGGGGAAGTCTCTGCCGATCCCGAGTCCGTCGTACGAGATTCGTTCGGCGGGGACTCCCCAGCGTTTTGCGAGGTTCGCTGTTGCCGCCGCTGCATCAGCCAGAGATAGGCTATTCCGGGCGTCACAATCGAGGATACCATTCGAGTCCCTCACAAGGATTGCGGTATCGTCCCGGCCGACCCCCTCGGACAGGTCGACCGCGATACGTCGCGTACGGTGCACAGGATGATTCTGGGGTTGGTTGAATCGCTGAATCTGCGTTGCGTAATCAAGCCAGGCATCGGGGATGAGCCGCTGAGCACTGACTGTCGGGATGATGGCATGGATATGGGAGTTGCACCAGAACGAATGCTCGCCGCCGTAGGTTCGATAGCTCGATTCGATCCAGGTCCTGTCGGCAATGCCCCACGGGCTTTTCTCGAGGTGCGCGTGCGGGCTGTCTGTACTGGGAATGCGGATCGCGTTCGTGGCCAGGCGGGGCGGGATATTGTCGCGAAGATCGGCCTCGGCTTGGCGGATCATATCGATGAACGGGCCTTCCGCCCGGATCGGGTTGCCGATCGCCACCAACCTTTCATAGCCTAGAGATTCGATCGAGTCCCTGATCTCTGGCTCGAGTCCAGATGCTTCGTCGATCACTACCAGGAGATGGTTATTATGGTGTCCGCTAAATCGCTCTACAGTCGTCGTCGACAAACCCATGGCCTGCCAACCGGGGCCCAGGTCCACAATCTGCGGGCTGGTCTTCACACCCTGGGAGAGCCGCGCTGAAACGGATTGGATGTCCGTCCCCAGCCAGCGCGGGATTGCTTGCCTCACTTCTTTCCAGGTGATACTGCCGAGAGACGTTTGAGAGGGGCCTGTGATCATCACGAGTGACCCAGGCCGCGTCAGGAGCCACCACCAGACCAATCTCCCTACCCAGAAGTCCTTACCAATCATGTTCCCCGAATAGATGATGGTCTTGCGGTACTTGACGACGCTCTCGCTCATCTCCCTCTGGCGTGACCAGAATGACTTGCCGTCGGCGACGAAAACATCGTTGAACGCATCAGGATCATTCCTGGTCGAGTACAAAAGGTCCGTCAGGTCTAATGCTTTCATACTTCCGCTTCATGGCCCATGCCACGGCCTCGAGGTTAATCGTAGGATCTTGCAAGGTCGGCTGAAGGAGACCGTCGACGCGGTCGAAGATCTGCTGTATCGCCGCTGTTTTCCCGGCACACGCCTCGCCGATAAGGGCATCGACCACGGCCTGAGCCTTGGTACGCTTGCCATCGAACTCGCGCTCGGCAAGGGACGCCCGCAAGAGCTCGGTAAGGCAGGGTTTGCCCTTGGGCCGCCCGTTGGGATTACCTGATTTGCCAGGCTCGAATGGTCGCCCAGGTCCTCGCCCTCGCTTTGCCATAGTCTGTTATATCACTGCTCAACAGCGTGAAAAATGTTATCTCTTTAATGAAGAAATTGCGTTTTACTAAAACCGATAATGAATGCTAGAACAAAGCCCCCGATTCCTACCACTGCGCCCACAACACCAATAATGACAGAAAACTGATCCGTTGATCCCCGCTTAGTTCCTTCGATGTTTTGGATTCTGCTCCTGGCATCATCAATCTTATCGTCGCTCGTTTTAGACACATTCGCCAATAGAATTCCGAGTTGATCGATTTGCTTGGTGAATGCTACTTCGGACTTCGTGATCGCCTGCGCATTGCTCTTATTCTGTTCACCCACCGCTTCTTTGGCCGCCTGCAAGGCCGCATCGACGGCCGTCTTGGCGTCTCTGCTCATCTGCTCCATTCTGATGTCACGTTCAACAAATTGATTGCTAACCGATTTAAATTTCTCGTCGTGCAGTTCCCTCAGTCTAAGAACCGTGTTGTCAATATGGTTCCGGACGCTGCACGATTCTTCTCTGAGGAGTGAAATGGACTTGTCCATCCCTGACAATCTGGTATCGATAACATTTCTCAGTCCTTCGAGTTTTGCATTCAAAATGTCACGCAGAGATCCTAACTCACGCTGCAACTGTTGTGTTGTAAGGGCGGTAGGATCAGGTCGAGGAACCACATCGTCCCTATGTTCATCCAATGAAGTTACCCCCTAGAAATCCTCCGTGACCGATGGATTAGTCAGTTGGTACAATCTCAGCGAGAAGTAAAAGAGCTTGGTTGAGCGCACGATGATGGATATCGCCGTGAGCAATTAGACCTTCCAGGATACTGATCGCCTGCTCAATATTATCAATCCAGTTTGGTGGCGGGACGGGCACAGGCACAGGAACGGGCGGGACGGGGACGGGGACGGGGACGGGGACGGGGACGGGCGGTGTAGGCGTAGGTGTGGGCGTAGGAGCAGGCGTAGGTGTGGGCGTAGGCGTAGGCGTAGGTGTGGGCGTAGGAGCAGGCGTAGGCGTAAGCAAGAGGCCCACGATAACACGATGCAGCAACCAAGCTT